GTCTTTATACTTACATTACAAAGATTACAAGTATTACAAGAAGACAAAGCGTACACCCAGCCTCGGAAATCACGCGATTCGTTGTAAGCGAAGTTGTAAGCGATGATGACCGAAACGCGAAGAAAGGATTACACCTAGCGAAAATTGTACATTTCTTTTAACATCATTACACTTTACAGCCATTTCCGCTGGCTTTACCTTCTAATTACCGGTGGAAAAGGTCCAATCTCTCGCCGAGTTTCTCGGTGTCCTAGACCCGCAGGCGGATGCACCAGCGGAGTCGTCGTTCTCTCCTGACATCACCCCTCAGAGCGCGGAAGATTTCTGCCAAGGCGTCTTGAGCAGCCGCGAGTATCGCGAATCTGTCTATCGACGAATCACGATGGACGACCTCCCACCTTCAATCGAGCAGATGTTCTACGCGTATGCCTGCGGCAAGCCCGTCGAGAAGATAGAAGTCACAGACAAAACGGCAATCGAGAACATGACCGTCGAGCAACTTGAGGAGCGAGCTCTAGCCCTCGTCTCTCTGGCGCGGAAGATGCGGAAGGCTCAGGCCGGGCAGCCAGTCGAAGATGAACCCTCGGAACCCCTCGAGGCGGAGGGCGTTCATTGACGTCTGGGCTTCAGCAGGCGCCGTCGCTTGAGCAGATCTCAGTCGAGCTGCTCGCCGTCGAGCGTGAGTTGTCTCGCCGCAGACAAGAACAGAAGCTCGTCAACAACGAAACAATTCCAGAGGTTTTTAGGCCTCTCCTACGGCCGGCACGTTACAAAGGACTGTATGGCGGCCGTGGTTCGGCAAAATCCCACACGTTTGCCGAGCTGTTGCTAGCGAGGACCCTCGAACGGCCGGGGACACGCTGGGTCTGCGTACGTGAATTTCAAACTACGTTGGAGGAGTCTGTTAAGCGGCTGCTTGAGGACAAAATAGAAGAATATCAAGTAGGCCGGTACTTCCGCGTGATGATGAATCACATCGAGACGCCTGGCGCTGGCCGCATCATCTTTCAGGGGATGAACAATCACACCTCGGAGTCGATTAAGTCTTTAGAGGGGTTTGATGGCGCGTGGTTTGAAGAGGCGCAAGTATGCTCGGAACGTTCACTAGAGCTTTTAAGACCGACGATCCGCAAGGAATATCCGGACGGGACACACTCGGAAATTTGGTTCTCGTGGAATCCACGGTTTCCGAAAGATCCTGTCGACAATCTGTTCCGCGGCAACGCTCCGCGGAGTCCTGAGCTGCCGCCGTGGCAGCCGGTTGACGACGCGATCATCATCGGGTCTTCCTATAAGGAAAATCCACATTTTCCCAAGGTATTGCTTAAAGAGGTGAAACGCGATCAGGCGCGCGACCCTGAGAAATATGCCCATGTGTGGCTCGGCGGCTACGAGCGGAAGTCTGAGGCGCGGGTCTTCAAGAATTGGGAGGTGTTGAAAGTTAAGGATTGGCCGGAGTTACGGCATGACGAGGTGTTTTACTACGGCGGGGATTGGGGCTACAGCGTCGACCCGACGGTGCTGATCAGGTGCTTCGCGCGCGGCAAGGTGCTCTACGTCGACTACGAAGCATATCAGGTAGGCTGCGAGATCGACCACATACCGGCGCTCTTCGACAAGGTGCCCGGGTGTCGCGAGTGGCCGGTCGTAGCTGACTCAGCCCGGCCTGAGACGATTGCCTATCTGCAGCGCCACGGGTTCCCGAGGCTCGAGGCGGCGATCAAGGGCAAGGATTCGGTCAAGGAAGGCGTAATTTTCCTACAGGGCTACGACATCAAGGTCCACCCGCGCTGCGAAAAGACGATCGAAGAGCTGACGATGTACTCCTATAAGACGGACCCGCAGACGGACATCGTCATGCCTGTGCTTGAGGACAAGAAGAACCACGTGATCGACTCGCTGCGCTACGCGGTCGAGAAGTTGCGGAAGCCGAAGGAGTGGGTGACGTTTTAAGCCTTCCGCCGGGTTCGGCAAGGTGAGATGGGCGACATAGTTTTCGACTTCATAGGCGTCGTCGGTGCGTTGCTGGTGCTCGGGGCGGTAGTTTACGGCTTCAGGAAGTATCGACGATGATGACATTCGCTGATTTTGAGGCGCGGTGCGAAGCTGAGGCCGCCAAGCTCGAGGATCGGCTGACGCGCTACATCTCGTCGCCGCAGGAGCACGACCTGGCGTTGCTCGCTGCGTGGGCGTTCATTCGTTTGTTGTTGGAACGCGTATGAACATCGAAGGATTTTACGTCATGGTCGCACTGACGCCCATCTCGGTCGATAAACGAATCGCGACGGCGCTGCTGAAGACCCGCTGCCCGCACTGCGGCTGGCCGATCTCCGCGCGCAATGACGACCGCGTCAAGGACGCGTACTACGAGCACCTTGTTGCGTCGCACGGCGCGAAGGCGCTGGCCCGATGACCGTCCGCATCCAGGTCTACGACGAGCACGCGCGCGAGTGGCGATGGTTTACCGTCGTGCCACACGACCCCGCGTTTACGGCACTGTGCGGCAACGGGATTCATCAGTTCGCCGTGTTCGCCGACAAATGCGCGTGCGGGAAGCACGGGAGGCGGGCATGATGAAGATCAGATTCACGACCACGAGCCTTTTGAAAAACGGCGGCAAACCATACTGGTCCTTGACCCGCAATATCGGGCCGACGGCAGGCTGGATCGCGCTGGCGGCTGGGCCTGTCGGATTCTGTTTCTCGTGGATTCGCAAGGCGCACAAGAGGTGATGACCAAGCACTGCCGCTACCACCGGCGCCAGGAGCTGCATCCGGACATGGCCTCGGGCGCGCTGACCTGCCCGCGCTGCCGCGAGGAGTCGCACAAGCGGAGCCTTGAGTCCGGCGTCTTCTGCGTCGAGCACGCCAGGGTGATCAAGGACAACGAGCCGGAGGAGCTCGCCCGTGCCATCTGAACAGACGAACGGCAACGGCGCCTCGCGCATCATCCTGACGGACGCGCTGCCGCCTTCGGCGCCCACGTCCTTCAGGTCCGCGGAGGAGTTCCGCGCGGCGACTTCCATTCTTCTTGACCGCGCGCAGTTCATGCGCCTAGCGGGTGTCACCTTCGGGACGAAGCGCGACACGTACGAGGTCCTCGGCTACCAGCGACAGCTCACGACGAAGGACTACCACGACCGCTACGCGCGCGGCGGAATCGCTGGGGCGGTCGTCGACGCGCTGCCCAAGGCCACCTGGCGCTCGGACGTCTGGCTCGAGGAGAACGACAACCCGAAGAACGTCACCGCGTTCGAGAAGGCCTGGGACGACCTCGACCGCCGTCTGAACATTACGTCCATCCTGCTCCGCGCCGACATTCTGTCGCAGCTTAGCACTTACTCCGTCGTGCTCATCGGCTCGCAGGATGGCGCCCTCGACCAGGAGCTGCCGCGGGGTAAGCCCGAGAAGCTCATCGGGCTCTGGCCGTTCGCCGGCGGCGGCGGGCCGGGCACGCAGAACAGGGGCGCGATAGCGACGCTCGACGGCGACGCGACGATCGCCTCGTTCGAGGACGACCCGCACAACCCGCGCTTCGGACTGCCGCGCGCCTACAATTTGCGGCGCACGGACATCAACAATCCGGATTTCCAGAAGGAAGTTCACTGGAGCCGGATCATCCACATCGCCGAGGGCTGCCTCGACAACGACGTTTATGGGCAGCCGTGCCTCGAGCGCGTGTGGAATCTGCTTGATGACCTCGACAAAGTTACCGGCGGCGGCTCTGAGGCTCATTGGCTCCGCGCGAACCAGGGCATGCATCTCAACGTCGACAAGTCGATGGGCGACATGTCCGACTCTGAGCGCGCTAGTCTTCAGACGCAGGCCGACGAGTACGCGCATCAGATGCGGCGGATGTTCAGGACGCGGGGCGTGGATATCAACACACTCGGCTCGGACGTTTCGGACTTCGGCGGGAACGCCGACGCGATCCTCACGCAGATCGCTGGCGCGAAGCGTATCCCGAAGCGCATCCTGACGGGATCGGAGATGGGCGAGCTGGCCTCGTCGCAGGACCGCGAGAACTGGAAGGACCAAATCGTCGGCCGGCAGAACGCCTACGCCGGGCCCTACATCGTCCGACAGCTGGCCGACCGGCTCATCAAGTACGGGTACCTGCCGCCGTCGGAGACGTACATCGTCAAGTGGTCCACCATCCAGACCCTGACGTCCGAGGAGCGGGCGCAGGGCGCGCAGAAGTGGGCCGCGGTCAACAGGACGCAGGGCTCGACGGTGTTCACGACGGCCGAGACGCGGTCACATTGGTATGACTTCGAGCCGCTGAAGGAAGATGAGATCGAGCTCGTCCCGCCCGCGCCGCCGCCGGCACCTGAAAAAGAAATAGATGGCGACGAGCGGTTCCCGCGCGCGGCAGCCGACCCGCGGATCCGTGCCGCCGCGGAGGGAACGAAGTTTTCGTCGACGCAGGTCAACCTCCCGCGCGTCATCGGCGAGAAGTTGCTAAAGTATGCGCTCTCTATCCCACGCGAGGACTTAGCTGACGACGGGGTCGAGCTTCAGCCGCATGTTACGGTCAAGTACGGCATCCACACGAACGACGCCGCGGCTGTCCGCGCTGCGCTGGGTGGTCATCCGGGTCCAGTTCGGCTTGCACTCGGCAACCTTGCGTTTTTCAGTGCGCCGGTATACGACGTCGTGTATGTCGAGGTCAAGAGCGCGGACCTCGAGGACCTGAACAAGCGGCTCGCTGACAGGCTGGAAGTCACCGACACGCACCCGACCTACGTGCCGCACGCCACGCTGGCCTACGTTAAGCCGGGGCTTGGGCAAAAGTACACGGCCTACGACCACAACGATGATTTGTTTTCGGGGCTTAACGCGTCTGTCGGGTCGATAGTCTTCAGCCCGGCGGAGGGCGAGGATGTCGAGATTGACTTAGCGATGCGCGCGGACACAGAAGCGTATGACGATGAGCTGGTGCGGGTACTCGAAGAGGCCATCAAGGTCAACAACACGGAAGTCATCGACAGGATCATCGGGGTCAATAGAATGCTTGGTGGACCCGGTTCAGGTAATTTTGGTCATGAAGGAAGACCTGGAGAAGTAGGCGGAAGCGCGCCATCAGCTGCCGCCGAGCGCATTAATGAAATTGACCGAAAGATCATGGAGATTTCGAGCCGCGGCGGCGGTAACTCTGCAAAGGAAATTAAGGCGCGGATGAGGGAAATTGAGCCGCTCATTGCCGAGCAAGAAAGACTGAAGAATGAGCTTGAGCCCACTCGAAAAGAGGCCATCGCTGCGTCTGCCAAGTTGGTCAAGCGTGACGACGGTGGCTACTCGGTTCAACATAGTGGGCAGACTATCGGCACGCTCGAGCCGGTGACCTATACCGGGTTCAAGACTGTTCATGGCGCGCAGCAGATGAGGTCCCAAGAGGGATTCAACGCGGTCTACGAAGGAAACACCGTAGCAAGTCAGGTTGGTCGCAAGCAGGCGACCGAGGCGATTGCCCGCGCTCATTCCGACAAGTTGAAGGGGTCACGGTAGTATGCCCACCTTCACCGGCTCCATACGCGTTAAGGTCGACACCGACCTGATAAACGCCGGCGACTTCTCGTCCGGGAAGGACCAGCTCCGTTTGACGCTCGAGTCCCTGTTCGCGAACGGCACGGGGCTCGGCCAGGCGAACAACGTCTACTCGAAGCGCCGCACGCTGACGACGGGCGCGAGCGAGGACTTGGACGTCTCGGGCAGCTTGACGAACCTCTTTGGCACGTCGCTTGTGTTTACGAAGATCAAGGCGATAGCTATTCAATCCTTAGCGGCCAACACGACGAACCTGACGGTTAGTCGTCCAGCAAACGGGCTACCATTCCTCTCCGCCGTTGGCGACGCGCTCGTTCTCACGCCCGGCGGGATCTTCGTCTTCGTTGACCCGTCGGCCGCGGGCGTCGCGGTGACTGGTGGCAGCGCGGACTTGATCAACGTAGCGAATGCCGCCGGGGCCTCGGCCTCGTACGACGTCGTCATCGTGGGGGTCGTCTGATGCTCCAGCTGCCGCTTGAGCCGAGACGTGCCTCCAGGCTGCTGGCGCGCGCTGTCGTTGGGCTGCGACTGCTGGGTGGGCCCGGCTCTGGTCATCACGGTCACGCTGGCAGACCCGGGGAAGTAGGCGGTAGTGCGCCCGGTGCCGACTTGCCGGAAGGGTTAAGCAACACCGTCGAGAACCGTAGCATTCGCTGGGAAAAGCAGGGCCGATACTACGTGAACGCCGAGTCTTTGGTCCTTTACCACGGGACGACGGAAAGCCGCGCCGGCAAAATCGAGGCGGAAGGATTGAAATTCGGCAACTTGGCCCTCACCCCGGAATACGCCTTGGAGATCGCCAAGGTGCGACGCGAGGGCGATCAGCCAGTCGTGTTCAGGGTCGAGACACCGGCAGGAAGCGTTTATCCGGTCTTTCATGGTTCGAAGGGCATACAGACCGATGCGCTGTCGTTGGCGAAGCCGATTAAGTCTGTTAGTCGGTTGAAGGCTCTCGGCGGCCCCGGGAGTGGGCATCACGGACATGCCGGAAGACCAGGAGAGGTAGGCGGCTCCGCTTCCGGCGAGACGTTCCACGGGACCCGCCTTGACGTTGCCAAAAAGATCAAGAAAGAGGGCCTCCGCCCGGGGCACGGCGGCAGGGTCTACGTCGCGCATGAGCTCGACTTGGCCCTGAACTACGCGTCGCAGTCTACTGGGAAGGACGATGTTGCCGTCGTCGTTTTGTCGAAGGAAGCGGCAAAGTTTTTCAACGTTACAGGGCAGCAACATCATCCAGGAACGTATCACTACTCGCAGGGCTCAAAAACAGTTCCGTCCAAATTCATCAAGGAAGTTCGAATTTACAGCGCCCGCGAGATAGACAAGCTCCGCGAGGGACAATTTCCGTATCAGACGGGCGGCGAAAAGCTCAAGTACAAGGTTCTCGAGGGCCTTGACGAGGGCGACCTGATTGTCGTCATCATTTTGGATGGGTCGTTGAAGACCCTCGGCGGCCCCGGCAGCGGTCACTTCGGCCATGAAGGAAGACCCGGAGAGGTGGGCGGCAGCGCACCCTCGGACCTCGGCGAGACGGACCTCCCGCGCTTCGACGAGGACGACCCCGACACGCCCGAGTGGAAGGCGATCCTGGCCCACGACGCGTTCCTCGACAAGCTCGACGACGGGGCCTCGATGGACGATGACCTTGAGAAGATGCGTCAGGCTTTGGATGATTATGTCCACGCTCCGGACCGCTTGAACAATGCGCTTCGGGAGAACCCCGACTTGTTGGACTTAGCCGATCATTCTGAGAATGACGACAACGATGACGAAGATGACGACGACGACCGGCCCCGCGGGGGCCACAGGCTTCTGGACCTCGCGAAGACGGGGGCCGAGGTCGAGAACGCGATGGCCGACGCGCCGAAGATCAAGCAGCCGGTGACCGTCTACCGCGGCCTGCGCGGCGTGAAGGTTGAGGACTTCGTCAAAGGAGACCAGGTCACGTTGAACGGCTTCCAGTCGACGTCGTTCGACCCGAAGGTCGCCGCGGCGTTCATGGGAAGTAAGACGGGCGGCTTCGCGCGCGGCGACGACCTTGATGGCATCCTCTTGAAGATCGACGCGAAGTATGGCATCGCGTTCGGGCACGCGCACTCCATCGAGGGTGAGATGGAGATGTTGCTCCCGCACGGCGACACGTATCAGATTCTAGGTATCGGCAGAGTGCGGCACCAAGGCCGGACGTTCCCTCTCGTTCACCTGAGGCAGCGATGAACGTCGAGCGATACGTCCAGCCGGCCGACGGGGTGGTGTTCATCAGGCGGCAGCGTCGAAAGATCAGGACCCTCGGCGGC